TATATATCCAATAAAAGGTTCCCATAGATTCAAGTGCCTGCCTATTTTATTTACTGTAGTTGTTAAAGATGTATTTAATAATAAAACTCCTTGATTTGCCCATCTTTTAAGATCAGGATCTTGATGTGAAGGAAAGCCTCCAAATATAGTTCTTTCTATCTCTGCAAATATAAACTTAAGACTTTTTTCAGGAGTGCCTTTTAATCCACAACTAAATGCAATACCATCTGCAGAACCTAACTGTGGATATGGATCTTGACCAATTATTACTATCTTAAGTTTATCTAATGGACATTCTTCAAAAGCTCTAAATATATATTTAAGAGGTGGTGTAAATCTTTCACCGGCATTAGACTGTTTTGCAAGATTCTCAATTATATAATCAAAATCAGAACTATATATAAAAGACTTTAGGATTCTATCCCATCCTGACTCAACTAACTTAGCAGTCATTTTATCCCTTATCTCATCTATGTTTATATTATTTGTCATAAGTTTTTATATTTGTTAAAAAATCAACCATGGCTGTTACAGTAAAAGAAATGCAAGATGATGCTGTTGTAAAGATACCTGTTAACAAGAGCTTTTACATGATGATGAAAGCTGTATCTTTTCATCTATTTAAGTACATAGGACAGGATAAAAATCCTGATGAATATCTTAAAGAAACTCTAACTAAAGAGTATCAAGATCTAGATGAACTACAAAGATCTTTTTATACCGTAGCTTTATTTCTAGCTCAAGTAGAAATTCAAGTAAAAAATGAAAATCTATTTAATGAAAAAGAAATTCTAGAGCCTACAGATGAAGGATATACTCCTCCTACTGAAGATTAACATTCAATTCCTTACCTATTTCTATACAAGCTTCAATAGCCAATGCTAACTCATCTTTGCTACAATCAGCAAATGATTTACATTCATATAGTCCATTTACTTCATAACAGAGTCCTGACCTTTGTTTTATAACTAACTTCATTTCTTCAAAGGTATAACCAGACTCTTTTGCTAATTCTCTAATACATGCATGTACCTTTGCAAGCTGAGGTAAACTCCGGTCATTTTCTGCTAGACCCATATACATCTCAATAATCTTACCTTCAGGTACTTTATCTTGGAATATTTGATACAATAGTTTATTCTTATCATCTAGATAAGTAAACTTACCATCCTTCTTAATTAACTTAACTGTTACCATCACCCCAAATATTTGCCAAAAGCTCAAGAATTGCAATGCCTTCTTTGCTTTTAATTTTTACTTTATTCCAATCAGGATTATAAACTATCCATTTATTACCAGATGCTTCAGTACTATCAGATGATACTAATGTCAAGCCATCTATAATTTTCTTCTGGTAGTAATAATAGTCATAACCATTGTTACTATCTACATCATAAACATCAACTTTCTCAAAACCTATTTCTATTAATTCTTCTTCTGTCATTTTTTATTATTTGTAATTAGCATATTATTCATAGAGTGTATGTTTAGTATTTTATATGCATATTTACTTCTAACATCAGCATAAGCATCAATAACCTCAGAATCATTTTCTTCTAAAAATTCTTTTAGTTTTTTAATTCTTTCTTTCCTAAAGAAAGATAAAGAGCTAAAAAGAATAAATAAACTATCTGAATCATTAGCACTAAGCATATTAATCATACCATCTTTCTCCTCATCAGTTATTATGTTCATCTCAAAACATAAATTAATCTCAGCTACAATCATAAAAGGCTTAATCATATCTTTATTATTACCCTTATAATACATCCACCATAAATAATTAAGGTTTCTATCCATTTCTTTAGTTAAATGAAAGTGTTCCTCAACTATTTTAGATACAGTCTTATTAAACTGCCTTGCTGTAGAAGCAAGCATTATATTATTATTCATAAATCAGAATCTTTATAGAGTATACTTACAATCAGAATAAATAGAAACTCTTTGATTTTACTAATCATTTGTTAATTTTTACAGTATCTACAATTTCTAAAGTAACTGGTATTACACCAGCTCTAGTGAAATTTAATTTCTTAGCACAACCGTAGCTAAGATCAATAATAAACTTTGAAGATTTAGGAAGCCTATCATTAACTTTTACAAGTATAAAATTATTGTTCCTTAAATCTGTAACCTTTAAAATAGTTCCAAATTTAAGAGTTTTGTGTGCACATGTAAGACTATCCGCATGAAATCTCTCTCCAGATGCAGTCAATCTACCTGTCCAATGCTGTCCATAATAACTAGCTTTACCCTTTACTACAAAGGGAGTTATACCAATTGATGCTAATAATGAACTTACAAATAAAAATATTTTCATTTTTCTTTCTCCTTTTTCTTTTCTTTAAAATCAATAATAAATCCAATAGCTACAACTATGTTCATACCAAATGAGGCAATAAGCTCATGTATATCTTCATATATAGTAGTCATTAGATGAAAGTGACCTACAGTCCAAAATGGTACAGATAAGTTCTGACTTATCCATACCAATAAAAACTTTATAAAGTCAGTCCCCTTCTTCATTATTTATCCCTTTTTGTTTCTGTTGTTTCTCCATAACGCGGAGAGAACTTTTTTTTTGCTTGACTAATCTTAGCATTCTCTGCTGAATTTTCTGAGTCATAAAACTTTGCTCTGTCTTTCTCTTGTTGTTGCTCATATTCTTGCCAATTATAAATTTCCAATTCTTTCATTCTAACAACATCTGCTATAGTTATCCCTTCTGGTATACTTCCATTAGCATTTATCATTGCTATGCAAAAATCTTTCATTTTTCCCATAAATCTAAACCTTTAGTAATTAAATTAACTGCGGCTACATCAATCCTTATTTGTTTAATACCAGCATAAGCTCTGAGCTTTTTAACAACATTTTGATGTAGCTTGATTGTCAAATCACTTTTTCTTTTTGTTTCTCTTAACTTATCAGCATCTGGAAAATTATATGGATACTTAAGTATATAATCATTTACATTAGCAATAAATGAAACGTCATTTATACTCATTAACTGATAAGCTTGCAATTTAGAACTTGGGATTGCTTCCCTAGTCATTCCTAATTCTTCAGCTACTCTTTTCTCAGTAAACTTATACTTATAATGCAATAGAGCTATAAGATAGTTTCTCCTATCCATTCTTTCTCTATTCTTTTTTTCAGATATAAGTTTTTTAATAACAGAGCATTCCTGGAGAATTTCTTCCAGTGTATAATTCATAAAAAACTTTAATTAAATTAGTTCTAAATCTAGTTCTTCAGATACTTTTTCTTTTTCCATTGATATTATCATGTCAATAGGTAAAAACCTATCTGCTGAGTAATATTCATATGGAAATGAGCTAGAACTTAATTGTACTTCTTTAAGGAGAAACCCATAAGTATCAGGTTGTAAACCCATTCTAATTATCCGGGTCACAGTATAGGTTTCTCCTTCTATTATCCATTCATTATCAGGAACTTTCTTTGGCTTATTATTAGAATCAATACATATAACTTTCATATTCTTCAATTTCAGTCTTTATTTCTAATTCTTCAAGCTCTTCAGAAAGTTCATGTAACTCATCAAAATAACCTATCTTAACAGAGCATTTGCCTACATTATGTGTAATAATTGCACATTGCTCAGCTTGTATAGGATTATGTTTACATATTTTAATAAGACAAGCAATGACATAATGAAATGAATTCACATCATCATTATAAATATTAAGGCTTAGTTTTTTCATAACTTATACTTTAATGTATGAATTTATAACTTAATATTAAACTTTTTCCAAACAATTTTTTCAGGATCAAAGCTTTCAAGAGCTTCTTTTACCCACTTTTCATCTACTGTATCCATATAGCATAGTATATGTACAATAGCCTTATCATCTGGATTTAACCTAAGTAACCTACCAATTCTTTGACTTGCTTTTCTTTCATTCCCATATGCATGAAGAATAATACCTTGTTTAAGATTTGGAATATTAACACCCTCATTCAACTGTAGTACAGTAGACAGTTTAGTTATTTCACCATCCTTAAACATTTGTAGATTCTCTTCAGAATTTGAGTTATTACTATGATAGCTATGAGAACACAGTTTATCAGCTTGATCTTGAGTATTAGCAAATAAAATACACTTACTTTCAATACTTTTAAATAATATTTGAGCATACTGTTCTTTACTTGGATATTCCATCATAGCTTTCATTCTCATTACTCTTAAAATATGAGAAGGTCCAGAACCTGTTTCAATTCTATGTGTCCAATAGTTATAGTTTTGATACTCAGAAGTTATAAAGCTTGTCTTTTTATTAGTTACTCTATAATTCTTTCTAGTATCTAACTCAAGCTGGTGTACAATAATCTGATAGTCATTAAGTATTTTATTCTCTATAGCATCATCAGCACCAAATGTAAAAACTACCGGGCAAAACTCTGAGACTAAAATACCTTTTTCAGAATTTTTATATTTAGGAGGAGTACCAGTTAAACCAATAATATGTCCTTTATAATTTTCTAAAAATGCTCTATGACTATCAAGTAAACTATGAACTTCATCTAAATAAATAAAATCATAATCATCAGGATTATGCTTATTAAGACTTAGATAAGTTGTAAACTGCAATCTTCCTAGTAAATAATGTTTATCAAATTTAAAAGCATCATCTTTCCAAGACTGAAATATTGCTTTTTTAGGTGCTACAACCAAGATTTTCATCAAAGGTGTAGTATTTCTGTCCATATGAGTAAGACCAACTAAAGTTTTACCTACACCTGTACCCAAAACAGCAGTTGCTCTTTTATACTTTTCTAAATTTTGTAAACATTCATTTTGTATTTCATCTCTTGTCATATCTATACTTCTCTATACTCTGTTACAAGCTTCATTATCTTATAACCATTAGACTTTAGTAAGTCAATAGCAGCTTGTATCTTCAGATCTGTTGTTTTTTCTTTGACAGGTTTTTCTGGAATAATTTCCCTATTCAGTACTTTGTATTTATCATTTTGTATATATCTGTAGTATATATTTATACAAGATGCTACAGTTCTACCCATTTCTTTGGCTACACTTTCAATATTAGGATTTACACTTGAGTAATTATCAGGATTTACTCCATTTAAAGAAATTATTTTTGCTATGTCTTTGGCACTCCATCTAACATAATTGTTTTTAGTTTTTTCATTCATAAAATTAAATTTTATTTTAAGTAACCTAATTCTCTAGCTTCTGCAGGATGAGCATGAACCCAATCATGACAATTCCTACAGACTGCTTTCCAAGTACTTTGTACAAGATAAAATGCATCTCTATTAGCTCCAGCAAATGTATGATGCACATCTGTTGCACTATTAGTACAACCAGATACTTTTATCATACATAAAGAATTTTCAGTAAGATACCTTTGTCTTAATTTACTATACTCAGCATCTTTCTTAGCTCTTTTAGCAGAAACACGGGGGATTGCAGAATTTGTTGGTTTCTGTGTATTTTCATCTTTGCTTTTGTGGCAACTCCAGCAGTATTTGCAATACCTTAATCCCCCGGTTCCACTGCTTTTCCAAATAGGCTTTTCTTTACCACATATATCACAAATCTTCACTTTCATTCAACATAACTTACTTGATAAGCATAAATTATATCATCATACATTACAGAAATAGCCCCTGGACCTGTATAATCTATAATTATATTACATTCAATATTATTCTCATCTAATGCATCCCACATAGAAAGTTCTTCTGTTTCTATAAGTTTATCAAAAACTTTATATGTGCTTTCTGCAACATCATCTGCTAATAATGTATTATTTTGAAAAATAAAATTAATTATAACATACTTGGGTCTTTCCCAATCCCAGTCCTCTCTAAATTTATTCCAGTGACCAACACTAACTTGGTCTGTGTGAATAATAGATCTTTGTGCCTGAGTTACTAAACATAAAAACAGACAGATTATTAATAGTAATCTTTTCATAGTTTATTTTTTAATTACAATCTAATAAAATAAAACATACCAATTAACTTATCAGCATCAGGAATTATATTGTCAATATTTAAAGCAGTACCTTTAAATGTAACTGTAGTACTTGTATCAATCCGGTATACAACACTTACACCCCAATCAATTCCTTGAGGATGAAATTTTACTTCAATAGGAATATGCTGATAAGCTAAATAATATTCTTGGTGATTAAGTTTACCTCTTCTAAATCCTAATTTTCTAACAAGCTGGTTTCCTATTTTTTCTGTATCTAATAGTGTCATATCTAGAATATATATCTTATTGTATTCCAAGGAATTATCTCATCATGTAACTTAACAAACTCATTAATATAATCTGCTTTTCTATTATGCTCATACCTAAGATTCTTTCCACCATACTGTGATGTTTTAGTTTCTTGTATTTTAGGTACCCATAACAGATCTTCTCCCGGAAGTTTATTAGCTAGATTATACTTATGCTTAGCTTCATTATGAGTCAAGAATATTACTTCAGCTTTAACAGGACTATTCATAGCTTTCCAATTCATCATTCCGGAGTAAGTGTCAATTAGCATAAATAACTCTCTATATTTTTCTAACCAGTTATCATGGACAATTACAGGGCTAAAATTAAGATGTACTTCATACCCACAAGCTAAAAAATCCCATACAGCATAAAGTCTATCTGTAATTTCATTTGTATTAGGTTCTAGTACTTTTCTATAATCTTCAGGCATTAGACTAAATCTTATTCTAATTTTACCTTCAGGTCTAAAACTAAGTAAATCATTATTTACATGTTTAGTAGCAAATGAACCCATAGCAAGTGGATGATCCCTAAAGAAAGCAAATATCTTCTCCCATTCATGATACTTAGCATGTAGAGCAAAATCTTCATTACATGAGATATCATAAGTAATATAATCTCCAGTTTGATTAGGTTTATCTACTGTTGCAAACCATACATGGGAGTTAATCTCTGTCAAGATATCCATAGTATTAGTTGCTACAGATAATCCTTCCGGCTTGTGTCTCTTCATGTAGCAATAACTACAGTTATAAAGACAACCATGTCCAAAACTTGGGCTGATAAAGTCAGTAGATCTACCAGAAGGCCTAATAACCATAGACTTTCTAGTAACTTTCTCTACCAAACTCATTTTTTAAAATATTTTTTCTCAAACTTATCCCAACCTTCAAAGTTAGCAATCATTAAAGCAAGAGATATCTCCTCTTCATGCTCAGAACACATACCTATACCTGCTACATCTAAATCAGGTTTATATACTCTGTATGCAGGCTTACCACACTTAATGC